TGCGGCTTTTTATATGGTGGAGACGGAGGGGCTCGAACCCGCGACCTCTCGGATGTGAACCGATGGTTTAATTACCGATTTCCATTGATACAATGCGGTTTTTCAAGTTGCTTGACTTGCATTTGACTTGCATGCATTTTCTAAATACATGTCAAGTGCATCCATTTTAGCTGCCTTATATTTAGCATCCAGATGCGTATATATACCCATTGTAACCTTTATGTCGGCGTGCCCCATCTGATCTTTGGCGGTGAGCACATCCACGCCCGCCTTATAAAGCAGAGTGCAGAATGTATGCCTTAATTCATGGGCGGTGAATGTTTTAATCAGTATTGGAAGCGCACCGCGCTCTTTCCCGTTTTCGTCTTTCTGCCGTACAGCAAAGACATTCGCCCCATCGAATGCATATTTAGCATTCAAATAAGCCATGTAGCTATTCCATAGGCGTTTCCATGCCTGTGCTGTCATGCGACCGCCATGCGCAGTGTGAACTACATACATTGTGCTGGGGTCGGATTTGCGCTCCTCACGCAAGTAGTCAGCCAACAACTGCGGGATATGCACAGTGCGGATACCGGCCGCAGTTTTAGGCAATTTGATTTTGTCCGCTGAAAAATCCCATGCCTTGTTTACAGAGATAGTCCGCTCATCTAGGTCGATGTCTCCCCATGTCAAAGCGGTTACTTCTCCCCGTCGTAGGCCAGAATACATCATCAACATGGCGGCACGCTGCGCCCTGTGTGGCGTTTCTCGCACCCACGCCTGTTGTTCATCGTCCAACCATCCGCGCGTCTTTGCAGGCCTTCCGGCTGGCACTATAACTCTGTCACAAGGATTGTATTGTATGATTTCAGGAATAGCGAGAGCAAAAGCAGCTTTTGCGGTACTGGCAATATGAGTAAGCGTAGTGTGTGATAGGCCTGTTTCCGCAAGATTATTCAGGACACGCTGTATATCTGCAGTCCGTACTTTATCAGCCAGAATAGAGTGCAATGGATTCAGGTGCTTAACGTATATATTGAGCGATGTGTACCAGCTTGCACCTACACCCTGTGCCTTTTTTGCCGCCAGAAAGTTATCCAGCAGCGTTTTCACCGTCTGCTTTCCAGCGTTTGGGTCTGCTGCTAGTCTATCCGCCTCTTTTTGTGTTGTAGCATAAAACGTTTTGTATTTCCGTTTACCGGCATCATCTTTCCCAATATATACCTGCTTTGCGTATCTCCCATCTGTACGTTTTTTTGTGCGTGCCAAAATAAAAACCTCCTTATGGTATACTTTGACAAGCCTACCCCGGAGGTGGTATAATCCGATTGTTGGGGCGGATTATCCTCCAAGGGTAGGCTGTTCTATATAAACGCTTCGGTGCTCCCACGCCGGGGCGTTTTTTATTTATTCAAGATTATCAATAGCATACTGAGCTTCTTCAGCGGTGAACTGTTCTCCGTATTCAGAAGTTAACTGTTCATAAATAGCACTTGGTGACATCGCCATGCTGTCCTGATATGATTTTGCCTTTTGCAAAGCGTTTTCTTTATAGTCAACCGCTAACGTATCGACCGCATACTGCGCTTCTTCTGCGGTAAATCGTTCTCCGTGTTCTGAAACAAGCTGGTCATAGATTGCTGCTTTGGACATAAACATCGTTTCACTGTATGTTTTTGCTTTTTCAAGCGCATTCGCGTTCCAGTCGGCTATAAGATTATCTATAGCATACTGTGCTGCCTCAGCAGAAAACTGCTCGCCATACTCAGAAACCAATTGGTCATATATAGCAGATTTTGACATGTGCATTAATTCGCTATACGATTCTGCTTTTTTTAACGCCGATTTATATTCCGTAGGTATATTTTCTTCCTTGGGTGAAGAATCGCCTGCGATTGTATCATTCGACATGCTTTGAGATTGGACTGATGGGTTATCATTGTTATTAGATGAATTTGACGGTACATCATTAGAAGATAAAGACCCTATAATTCCAATGAAAAACAACAATGCGATCGTAACACCAATAGCAATTAAACAACCATGGTTCTTTTTCTTCGGTTTTTTCTGCCCGGTAAATTCGTCAGGGTCTCCAGAATACATCGACGGAACCGGCGCAACAGATTCATCATCAACATATTTGGGCGTTGTGCTTTCTGACAAATTATCTGTATGAATTGCTTTGGTTCCGCATTCGGGGCAGAATTTTCCGTCAAATTCCTTCCCACAATTTGTACAATACATAAACATCCTCCTAACTTAACGCCTTTCGGCGTAACTTACTTGATAATCCAGTCAGGGTGCAGGATTCCGACTGCGCGGCCATTCACAACGACGCTTTCATCCAGAGGGATGGGAGCGTATTTTTTATTTTCGGATTCGAGAACGCCCATACCCAGCCGCTTGATATATCCGCATCCGTCAAGGGTGACAAGGCCAATACCATTGTATCCGGGACGCTCCTTGGATATCATCACAATATCTCCGTCAAAATAGATTGGCTCCATACTATCGCCCTGTACACGCACACAGAAGTCCGCACGCCGCGTTTTTTCATTGGCAATGACTTTTATCGGGGTGAATGCTTCAGGCCCCAGATAGGTGCCTGTGCCCGCGCTGGCGGGTTGTTCTGACAGGGGGAGATAAATGCAGTTATCTTCTTGTTCTGCTTCCGGTTCAGGTGTGGTGCATCGGGTATATTCGATATTCATAAGCCCCTTTATTGCATCTCGGCCCCATTCGTCCAGCGCATCATATTTCTTTGCAATGCTTAACGCCTCCGCTGTGTATGCGGGGGCGATTTTTGTTTCAGACGCACCTATTAATTCATCTACAGAAACCGAAAACAATGATGCGAGTTTAATAAGCAACTTATGGCCCGGTTCACGTTGATCGGTTTCATAGTTTCGCAATGTAGTATACGGAATATCAAGGCTTTCAGCCAAGGTAGAGCGAGACATACCACGCGCTTCACGCAGTGCGATAAGATTTGTACCAAAACTCACGGTTATCACCCCTTACCTTAAGAATATCGTATTGATAACTATGTGTCAATAGAAAACGGAAATCTTTTGCTCGAATTGAGCATGTTTTTTCTAAAATTTACTTGACTTTTGCTCAAAATGAAATATAATAGAATCAAAAGATGCTCAATATGAGCAAAGGAGGTGAGCGCTTGAATTTGCCTGTAATTGAAGCGGAAAGGATAAAACACAAAATGAGCAAAGAAGAACTATCGCATTGCCTTGGAGTATCTCGGAGAACTATTCAAAACTGGCAATACGGTAGAACGGAAATGCCATTGTCAAAGTTGATGAAACTTTCAGAAGAATGGAATTGCTCAATTGACTACCTGCTCGGGCTGGCAGAGAGATAAGGAGAGAAAGGCGATGAATCTACTTACATTATCGAAAGACGGAATCCCACTATTAAATGGTGAGCCTATCGAGGGTCTGGTAGCGTTCAAATTATCACAAGACAGCGTTGATGATATCCCGGTTTTCGAGGCCAAAATTCTTGTGCATTTAAATCCCAAAGCGGCTCTTAATGATTCTACATTCACAGAGTAACACGAAATATGTCCGATAATACGGACGGAAAGGAGAACATTGTGTACACAAAAAACACGCTCGACCCAGCAAAATTACCGCATTACATGGATGCAAAGCAAGTGGCAGTGCTGCTTGCTCTTGCTCCGCAGACCGTTCGCAAAATGGCAGCGCATGGGGAATTGCCTGCATATAAGGTTGGGAAAAAGCTATGGCGATTTCGCAAAAATGAAATTCTAGATTCCAAACGTTGGGAGGCGCAGAAAAATGGACAAACCTAACCCGTTCTGCCTGCGCCTCCCGCACGGCCTGCGCGGATGGACAAGCCTTATCTATAAAGTGGTGCTGCTCGCAGCTATACTGCCTGTACTAGACGGCCTGCAGGCGATTGGCCGGGGAAACTCGGACATGCTGCCGGGGCTTGCAACGCTGGCATTTGGGCTGGTGGGGGTGCTGGCCGGGATTGGTGGGTACATAGCAACAATGGCGGACAAAAAGAAAGCGCCTGCGTGCCAACATTATGCGACAAATAGTGTCCCATAAGTGGGACAGAAAGGAGAACGTAATGGATACTGAAAAAATCAACCGTCTAACCGACGCGCTGCTTACGTTTGTTGAGCGCACATCAAAAGAGGCGGCCAGCGAAACAGAAGTGGAAGTTCTGCCGCAAGTCGCCTCTGTGCTGGTTGAGATTATCAAACTGAATGTTTAAGGAATGCTTTTTGTAATCTCAACCACCTTGTTGTAAATTGCTTCAAAGAACTCTCCTAAACGTTGACCGCCTTCGGCACTTACCCCTAAATTTGTGTTGGCAACCTTGGAGACACAGATTTGCGTAGCAATTTCCAACGCTTTTTCTTCTGGTCTATTCAATTTTAATTCACCTCCTTCCACGACCATTGTAACAGGTACTTTGGAGGTGTACAACTATAACCCGAAAACAGTCGGAAACAAGCGGGCAATCACGAACGCTATTCAAACGATGAAGCCCGAGCATGACTATGTTACATACCATATTATTTTATCCAATCCTTAAGGGATACTAATGCTCCCTCAATATTTTCAATGACAAATATTGATATTGAAAATATGTGTGCCATTTGGAGGTATGAAGATGCCTATAGATATAATTCAAAACATTGAAAAAGGAGTTTTGCCAAATACCGCTACTACGCAATTATTCTTGATGGATGTCGAGAAATTTCTGGATGCGTTACCCATGCAACCGATTTTTAATCTGGTTGTTACATCACCGCCGTACAACATTGGCAAAGAATATGAGAATCAGGTGCCACTTTCTGATTATTACGATTGGCAGAAAAGAATCATTGAAAAGATATATCCTCGGCTCAAAGATAACGGAAGCATCTGCTGGCAAGTGGGAAACTATGTTGAGAACGGCAGTATTACGCCACTCGATATTGAGCTTGCCCCTATTTTTAAAGAGTTGAATTTGCATTTGCGCAACCGAATCATCTGGCATTTTGGGCATGGACTTCATAACAAAAACAGATTTAGTGGACGTTACGAAGTGATTATGTGGTACACAAAAAGTGACACCTACACCTTCAATTTGGATGATGTGCGAGTCCCTGCAAAGTATCCCGGAAAACGCAGTTATCGTGGAGAAAACAAAGGGAAACTGTCTGGAAACCCAAAGGGCAAAAATCCGGAAGATGTATGGGAAATTCCAAATGTGAAAGGTAATCATATTGAAAAGACTAATCACCCATGTCAATTTCCTGTAGGGCTAATTGAGCGGCTAGTTTTAGCCCTGACCAATGAGAATGATCTTGTTTTTGATCCATTTTCTGGCGTTGCATCATCTGGTGTTGCAGCACTTCTTCATAAGAGAATTTTCTGGGGATGCGAGCTAGTAGAGGAGTATGCTAACAAAGGCAAGGAACGGTTAGATCAAACTGTTACTGGAAGTATTAAATATCGCCCCTATGACAAGCCTATTTACGACCCCAAGACAAGTGCATTGTCAAAAATCCCAGACGAATGGAGGGAAACAAACAAGCAAGAAAGGAGGCGACACAATGGCCCGTGAATCCCCTGGGTATCGTGACCAGCTTGAGAGCATCATAGCGGCGTTTCCCAAAGGCGAGTATTTAACAGTAACAGACGTGGCTCATTACACCGGTTGGTCACGCCGCGTCGTAGCTAAAATGTTTCCATTCGTTGTCAGGGGACAATCAAAATTTATCACGCGGACAACGCTTGCCCGCCTGTCGATAGAGGAGAAAAACAAATGAAGATGTTTTGCATTCACATCCCGCGCGGCCTGCGCGGATGGACAAGCCTTATTTACAAGGTGGTGCTGGTTGCATCTATACTACCTGTACTGGACGGCCTGCAGGCGATAGGCCGTGGAAACTCGGACATGCTGCCGGGGCTTGCAACGCTGGCGTTTGGGCTGGTACTGGTGCTTGCCGGGATCGCGGGATACATAGCTGTAAGAGAGGAGGACAAGCATGAAAATAACGCATGAGACGCGGCGTGAGAGCTTTGAGCAGCTTGACCCGAGCGGGCGAAAGGCGGCTATCTTGGCAGAGCTTGAGCGCGGCGATGGCACGGCACTGGAAATCATGCGTCGAATGGGTTTTACGGATCCGAACCGAGTAAGGCCGCGTTTGAACGAGCTTGACAGGGCGGGATACATATTCCAGGTCGGAAAACGCCGTGACCCTTACACGGGTGTGGAAGGTGTCATATACAGCAAAAAAGCCCCTGCATCCGCTGGCACGGATAACAGAGGCGCGGGTAAAAATACCACACCAACAACATAACACATTTTTGAAAGGAGCGCAAGACATGGACAAAAAGAGCTTTCTTGAAATGAACAAGGGCGCAATTCTGGAGCGATTTGATTATGAGCTGGGCCGCGTATTTGACAATATTATGGACCCCAACACTCCGGCTACAAAGCCGCGAAAGCTGCAAATCACAGTTGAGTTTAAAGCGGATTCAGATCGTGTACAGGTAAATCATTCGGCGGTCGTGAAATCAACCTTACAGCCTACAAATCCGATTTCCGGGACAATGGCTGTTGTTGAAACCAATACCGGTATGCAGCTTGTTGAAATGCTGCCGCAGATTCCTGGCCAGCTCGGCATGAATGGCGCGGAACAGGATGAACCGAGTGTGATTGAATTTCGTAAACAGGCGTAAGGAGGAAAAAACATGCTGAAAGAAGCTATTGAAAAAATCGTATCGCTTGCAGACCCGCACGTTTACAAAATCGGCGATGAGAATTTCACCAATGACCGTATGACGCGCATTGACCCCAAAATTGACCGCCCGGAAGCAATTACGCTGCATTCTCTGGATGGCGTTGTAAGAACCGTTCTGGCGGAACTTGAGCGCGATGAAATTGAAAAGCCTATTTTTGTTTGTCCGGAGGATCATGAGACGGTTTCGGTATTCACCACGCTTCGCCACGACAATCAGAAAAGGGATACGCTCTATTTGGCAAGTGCTGTACTTCCGCGTCGCACGCCGGAGGAAATGACGCACGATGAAGCCATGATCGCACTGCGCAGCCGGTTCGTTCCGAACGAGGGAACAGAATATTTGCTCAACCTGCTGTCCACCGTGAACGATGAAAGCGGCGTTAAATCGACAGACAACGGCGTGACGCAGGTCGTGGAAGCAAGAACCGGTGTTGCATTGAAAAGCAACGTGCGTGTAAATCCAATCGTGCGGCTTGCGCCATATCGCACGTTTCTTGAGGTGGAGCAGCCCGAAAGTGAATTTCTGCTGCGCTTGAAGCCCGGAGACAAGGAAAAGGGACGTTCGGCTACGGTGTCCTTGATTGAAGCAGATGGCGGCGCATGGAAACTTGCTGCAAAGCACGCGATTGCGGAATATTTCTGTGAAGCGTTTTCGGAAGTGGATTCAAGATTGATTATCGTGACGGAGTAAAAAAGAAAACCGACCGATGCTGGAACCATCGGTCGGAAAGTGAGGTAACTATGCTGCTAATAAAATACACCACCGGGGAGGATTTGTCAAATGCCTGAACTGCATTACATCGGAATATCCGCGGCGTTTGACCCTTACGCGGAGGCAGAACCGGTAACTTATTGCCCGGAATGCGGCGCACCGGTATATGACGGAGAGCGCATCTATTACGGACATGGAACCGATCATGTAATAGGCTGTGAGCATTGCATTGATACAGGCTTTGCACAGGCCGGATAAGGAGTGAATATGAAATTCAGAGATTTGCGCGCCGATGAAGTTGACGCGCGGATATCGACCGTAAGCGAAAAGGGTATTTCTTTGCTGCTCTACAAAGACGCACGCTGCGACATGCGAATCCTGGACGAAATTGTAGGATCAGAGAATTGGCAACGCGAGCACTACGAATGCAAAGGCAATTTGTTTTGCCGGGTTGGAATTAAGATGCCAGACTGGAATGACTGGGTATGGAAAAGCGATTGCGGAACAGAGAGCTACACCGAAAAGGAAAAGGGCGAGGCATCGGACAGCTTTAAACGGGCGTGTTTTAACTGGGGAATCGGTCGGGAATTATACACGGCTCCATTCATTTGGGTAAACACCAATGAAGTTGAGATAAAGCCGAATACAAAGGGCGGATTTACATGCTACGACCGTTTCCGTGTCACATATATGGCTGTTTCAGACGGAAAAATCACTGCGCTGAACATCGAGAACGCTAAAACAAAACGCACGGTTTATACCTTCGGAAATGTGGGCGGCGGAGATGTATGTGCAGTGTGTGGGAAAATGGTATCGCCGTTTGTAGCTCAAAAGAGCAAGGAGGCCAACAACGGGGTTGTGTATTGCTCCGGTACATGTAGAAAGGCTGCGAACAATGGTTAGGCGCATTGGATTTGATGCATGCCGCGTTGACATGGGACTTGAGTGCTGGCTGTGCCTGCACGTGAAAAACCGCGCGCAGGCCGCACAGATTGCGTATGAGCTGAAAGACAAGGCCATGGAGATGGTGGCGGAGATCAAGCGTAAAACAAAGGCCCGCAGCAAAGACGCAAATGCGTATGCGTGGGAGCTTATGGGCCAGATGGCCGATTTGCTGCACACAGACAAGGACAGCGTATATCTTGAGATGCTGAAAAGATACGGCCAGCAATTTGTGGTAAAGGTGCCAAATAAAAGCGTTGAGATGTTCAAGCGTCAGTACAAATACTGCGAACAACATGAAACACTTGCTCCGGAAGAACGGGCGCAATATTACCGCGTATACCTTGGCAGCTCTACATATACCACAAAGGAAATGAGCGTTTTGATAGACGGCATTGTAAGCGAGTGCAAAGACCTTGGAATTGAGACGATGACACCGGAAGAGCTGGCACGCATCAAGGAGGAGCCGCGGTGAAGAATCTCGATAAAAACGGATACGCACCCAGCATTGTGACGTTTGATACAGACTGCTGCTTTTTGTGCGGCGGACAGGACGAAAAGCTGGACAGGCATGAATGCTTTGGCGGAGCGATGCGCGAAAAGAGCAAACGCCTTGGGCTTTGGGTTCCGCTGTGCCATAACCGATGCCATGAATACGGGCCGAATGCGGTACACAGAAATAGAGAATCAAGGACGTATTGCCAGCAGGCAGCACAGAAAGCGGCGATGCAGGAATACGGATGGGGCAAAGAAGATTTTATCCGCGAATTTTACAAAAACTATCTGTGATTTGTAAAGTACAGTTTCAAGTTAAGTTTTAAGTTGAGTTTTGAAAGGACGTTTGATATGGGATTGAACGTAGTAGCTTTGCTGGGGCGCCTTGTGGCTGAACCCGAACTGCGCCACACACCGAGCGGGGTTGCGACATGCACGTTCCGCATCGCGGTAGACCGCAGCTATTCCAAGGATGGAGAACGAAAGGCCGATTTTATCGACATTGTAACATGGCGGCAGACAGCGGAGTTTGTATGCAAGTATTTTCATAAAGGCAGCATGATCGCCGTGAACGGTTCCATCCAGACCCGTAATTATGAGGACAAAAACGGGAACAAGCGCACGGCCTTTGAGGTGGTCGCAGAAGGCGTTCATTTTGCAGGTGGGAAAGATGATGGCGCGCAGCGCGGAACGCCTCAGACGGGCGCACAGCATACACCGGAGCCGTTTAAAACAAATGCCGCTGCAGCAGATGTGCAGCAGGATGATTTTGCGGTGATTGACGATTCAGAAGATTTGCCGTTTTAAGGACGTGACAATATGGCAAATGACGGATATATCAAGCTTTACAGAAAGATGATGAAGTGGGGCTGGTACACTGACACGAATGCCAAATGTGTGTTTCTTCATTTGCTTTTTCTGGCACAATATGAGGCGTGTTTTTACCGTGGGATTGAGTTGGAAGTCGGACAGGCAGTAACGTCAATACGCGAAATTTCATTGCAAACAGGTATTTCAGTGCAGTCCGTGCGAACAGCGATAAATCATCTAAAATCAACACAGGAAATAACACAGTGCACACATGGAAAATTCAGCGTGTTTACAATAAAAAACTATATCGAGTACCAGGGAGCCAACACGGAAACTAACAATCAGGTAACACGCAACCAACACAGTGCTAACACAGAAGTAACACAGACCCTTATATTAAGAAATCAAGAAGTCAAGAAATCAAGAAATAAAAAAGATATCTCTATCGAGATATCCAAAAAGAAATTTGGCGAGTTTGAAAACGTGCTGCTCGACGGGCAAGAGCATGGGAAGCTGGTGGACAGCTTGGGCGATATTGGCGCATCGGAGTATATCGAGCGGTTATCTGCCTATCTTGCACAAACCGGGCACCGTTACAAAAGCCACTATGCAACGATTCTGAATTGGTGGAGGAAAGACGGCAAGCCTGTTAAACGCACATCGGAACCGCGTGTTATCAAGCCGGACGTGGGACGGGAGATCACGCCGGATATGACGGCAGAGGAGTTGTTTTAAATGCTCGGGGCAGAACAGAGCGTCATTGGCTGCCTGATGCTGGAACCCGCATTGCTGGATAAGGCGCGCACGATGCTTTCACCGAAGATGTTTGAGGCGGAGCCGCTGGCACGGATATTTTCCTGCATGCTGAAGCTGAAAAAGGCGGGAATGCCTGTAGACGCGGTGACGGTGGTTTCCAAGCTTGGCGCAGAGTACGACGGGATAATCCGAGAATGCGCAAGTATTACGCCGCGCATTGAGACATTTCCGCAATATTCGGCGCTTGTACTGGACGCATGGCGGGAACGTACATTGGTGACGGATTTACAGAGCCTTGCCATCAGCGGGCACACCGCCGACGAAATGACGGCGGAGCTTGAACGGATGGCAGCGCAGCAGCGTGACATTATGCAGCACGTACACAGCACATCGGAGCAAACATTTTTGGAGGCTGTGACGGAGGCATATAAAAACTTATTCCGGCCCGATACGTCGCTGAAAACCGATTGGAAACAATTCAATGACGTGCTGGGAGGTTTACAGCGAGGATGCCTGTACATAATTGCGGCGCGTCCGGGAGACGGCAAAACAGATTTTTCCATGCATCTGGCCGTGCAGCTTGCAAAGCGCTATCGCGTGGATTACAGAAGCCTTGAAATGACAAAGGAGCAGCTTGTGCACCGCATACTTTCTCGGGTATGCATGATAAATTCCACACGCTTTCGGGATCACGACATTGACGAAAACGCGCAGAGACGCATTGGCATTGCTGTAGACCGAATGGGAGATTTGCACCTTGTGATGGACGATACGCCCGGAATATCTGCCGAGGATGTGGAGGCAAAGCTTGCTTCAAGCAAGCCGGACGCAATGTTTATCGACTACCTGGGATTGATGCGCGGAGACGATACTGAAAAAAAACCTTTGTGGCAGATAACAGGCGAGATCACGCACTCGCTTAAGGCCATGGCGCAAAAGCACAATGTTGCAATTGTGGCATTGGTACAGATGGGACGAGCAGTGGACAGACAGAAAGAACCTACGCTGTCGGATTTAAAGGGCGGCAGCGACATCGAAGCGGACGCGGATGGTGTGATTTTTATGCGTCCGAAGAAAACAGAAGATTTTTTAAGCGGGGATGATGCGTGGGAAGTGGATGCGATCATCGCAAAAAACCGCCACGGAGGAATGGGAAGAATGCAATTCCACTGGCAGCCGCAGTACCACAATTATATCCCGGTTGATAACAGGAGGAGCGAATGAGTGAAAAAGAACTGGAGCGGCGTATTGACGTGCTTCTGACTGCGATTGAAAAGGCTCAGTTTTTTATCAACTACACAAAAACAGAGCTGAACGCATTAGAAAAGGAATTACACCATGAACAGCCGTGAAAAAGGGAAACGCGGAGAGCGAGAGCTGGCCGGAGAACTTCGGCGGCACGGATATGATGCCAGACGAGGGCAGCAGTATTGCGGTGCGAATGGCGATGCCGACGTTGTAGGCCTGCCGGGGCTGCACATCGAGTGCAAGCGTGTGGAAAGGCTTGAACTGTACGCCGCTATGTCACAGGCCGAGCATGACGCACAGGACGGGATGCTTCCCGTGGTGATGCACCGACGAAATAACTGCCAGTGGCTGGTTACAATGCGGCTGGACGACTACATGGAGATTTATCGGGAATGGGAGGCCGGAAAACATTGAGCAAAAATCTTGCGCTTACGCTTGCCCGTGCGAAAAACAACGGGATCCGTGAAGGAATCGACGCTGTGTGCGAAGCCATGGCGCTGGCACACTACAACGCAGCAATAGAGCTTGAGCTTGATGAGCGAGAGGTCGGAGCATTTTATACGCGGATGCGCACGGAGCTGCTGGAGATCCTTGCACAGGGCGGAAGAGATACGTTTACAGATGAGATGCGGCACGCTATAGCGGTTGCATATGAAAAGATGGGCGTAGAGCCGATTGGAGGGAAAGACAATGCTTGAAGTATGCCCGGTGTCGCTTAAAGAGGCAAACGCTTTTGTGGAGCAGCATCATAGGCATCATAAGCCGGTTGTCGGCCATAAGTTCTCCATCGCCTGCACAGACGGAGAGAAAATAGTCGGCGTTGCCATTGTGGGCCGTCCGGTGTCGAGGCACCTTGACGATGGGTGGACGCTGGAAGTAAATCGTCTTTGTACCGATGGAACCCGCAATGCCTGTTCCATGCTTTACGCGGCGGCGTGGCGGGCTGTAAGGGCTATGGGCTATCGCAAGTTGATTACTTATATCTTGGACACTGAGCCGGGCACAAGCCTGCGTGCTGCGGGCTGGAAATGTGTGGGAAAAGCTGGCGGGCTGCGTTGGACGGGTAAAAGACGCCCGGAAGTGGATTTGTGTCCTGCGCAGATGAAACTGCGGTGGGAAATTGGAGAAGAGGCCGCGCTGAATGATTTGGAGGCAGAGCATGACAGATAAAGAGCTTGTGGAGCGCTTAAACGCATACTCCGCTCAATACCAAAATCATGGAGGCATTACAGCGGAAGCGGCAGACCGCATTGAACAATTGCGCGCCGAATTAACCAACGAAAGAATCGACAACACGAATCTCATAGGCGAACTTGCCACGGTGGCCGCAGAGCGCGACCGATACAAGGCGGAGCACGAGAACCCGCAGCCGCTGACCTTGGAGGAATTACGGCGGATGGATGGGCAGCCAGTGTGGGTGACATTTGCAGATAATTATGTGCCTGTGACGCACACGCAAATTCCACCACTTTGGATGATTGTTTCCGCAGAGGATGAAGAACTTCAAGCGAAAAATGAATATGTCTGCTTTTCTGATATCGGTTGGATTGCCTACCGCTCAAAGCCGAAAGGGCGTGAGGAATAATGAAGTGCGAAAACTGTACCAAGTATGATGATTGCCGGACAGGCTCGGGCTTGACATGGCCGTGCGGGGCGTATGTGACGAAAACCTTTACAAATGCAGACCGTATCCGGGCAATGAGCGATGAGGAGTTTGCGAAGTTTCTTGCGACAAAACTTAATGATGATTTTTATGGATGTCCGGATTTGATATTGCAATGGCTCCAGCAGCCAGCGGAGGAGGAAGTATGAGTAACTGTGTAAATAAAGAAACCTGTATTGAATATGCTAGACTTGGAGAAAACACAGAATGTTATCTTTGCCCTGATTATAAAGCGCCAATGTCCAACGCAGACTGCATCCGTGCGATGGACGATAAGGAGATTTCGGTTTTATTGAGCGCTGTAAAATTTAGGCGAGAATGTTTTATAAAAATACCGGATTTTTTGAGTATTCAAGATGCATACAAATGGCTCCAGCAGCCAGCGGAGGAGGAGCAGACATGATTTGTAAATATCGTGATGCAGAAAATGGCATGTGTTCCTTACGCAGCGATTTAAGCTATCCGCTGCTGGAATATTGCGTGGAAGGCCCGTGCCCGGATGAAGTTTTGATTTGCAACAACTGCCCGCTTGATGGGCATTGCGAATTTGTGAAGTGTTGGAAGAAGGAGGGCATGCAGAATGTTTTGGATAAACAAGACAAGGGCTGAAAAAGCAGCAAAGATTATTGCAGGATATTGCGATAAGCAACTAACTTGCGATAAGTGTAGGTTTGCAGATGAAAACGGTGATTGTACGTTGCAAGCAAAAATTCCATCGGATTGGGAAATGCCGAAGGAGGGCGTACAGCATGAGTGAATGGATTTCGGTTGAAGATAGGTTACCAAACCGGGATTGCAATGTCATTGTGTACGCGCAGAAGGTCAAAGGCGGGCTTGTGAGAAAAGAACGTTTTGTAACTACCGCAGTATTTTACATGACAATAATAGACAAACATTATTTTGATTTTCAAGGCAACGGCACAGGAATTGTCACGCACTGGATGCCGCTGCCAGAGCTGCCAAAGGAGGATGTACAGCATGAGCTTAGATAACATTACAGCACTAGTTTGGATTTTTGTAGCCGGATATGCACTTTCGGTTTTGCAGTCAATAAAAGGAACTTCTGATTTTGTGAAAACCGAGGTGCAAATGAAAGAAGTATTTGAAAAGGCCATTCTTACATACGGCCAGACCGCGCAGGAGGATGTAGCCATCGAAGAAATGAGCGAACTCATAAAGGCGATTTGTAAAATGCGTCGCGCCGGCGTGAACGAAAAGCCAGCGGCAACGGATGCCATCGTTGACGAGATCGCGGACGTATCCATCATGTTGGAACAGCTCTGCATGATGTACGAGTGCTTTGACGCCGTTGAAAATCGCAGACAATACAAAGTGCGCAGGCTTGAAAACAGGCTCAAGGAGGCCCCGGCATGCTTGAAATAATCATAGTTTTCGTAAAGGCTGTGGGAATTGTATTGCTGCTATCCTGCCCTGTTCTTTGTTGGGCGTGCTTGGTGGTTTCGGGGAGGTTCGATGATGATTGAGCGACAGTGTGAAGTGTGTGGCGCTCCGATGATATTGAAGAGACCGAACTCGTCTCGGAAATATTGTGATGCATGCGCTAAAAAGGTAAGAATGGAAAATCAAAAAATAGCACAAGAACAACTAAAATTGAAAAGAAAAGCCGAAAAAATAAGAGAGCGGGACGCGCTCGGTGCATTTTTAAGGGAGCTGGATACATATAACAACGAGCGCCGTAAGCGCGGAGAATGCCCTGTAAGCTACGGGAAATATGTGGCTATGCGCGGAGGTTTGATAAATGGAATATGAAAAGCTTAAGAACTATGAACGATACTGGAGGGCCAATCAAAGCATTAAGCAACGCATCATGGCGATGAAATCCGCTGAAACCAGCATTACACCACAGGCCGGAGATGGCAGCCAGCACATAGGCGCACACGACCCGATGAAAGCAGTAGATATGCGAGTTGATTGGTGTGCGTCACACAGCGATGATTATGCCAAAAACCTTGCTGTAATGCGTGAAGTTGATAAAGCCATTGATTCGCTGCAAGACCCGTTAGAACGAGAAGTTTTGCGGCTAAGATACACGGATTTTAGATATGGACAGCAGATGTCATGGCCACAGGTAAAGGATGCGCTGTACGGTAAAACAAATGTGAGCAGGACGACGGTGTACAAGCTGCATGATGATGCGATATACCACTTTTGCAGATGCGGACAAAACTGTACATAAATGTACATTGCTGAACTTGAAAGCTATACAAATGATGCGGTACAATATAATCGAGAAAGCGCGTAGAGAAATCTGCGTGCTTTTTTCCTTTCTGCGCTGCGGAACGCCATGACGCCGATTTGTCAAAGCCCGGGCAAAGCGCAGAAAAAAAGCGAGCTGCCACCGATCAGATGATCCTGTGGGGCCGACGCTGGCAGACGTGTCAACCGTGAGAGCCGGTTAATACCGCCGCGGGTCGGGAATATAACCCGCATCAGTTTAACAGATCGCAGAACGCCTCTCAACGATGCGCAACATCTGCGCCTTTTGCAGAATGGAGCCGCGCAAGCTTCTTGTGGGAGCGTATCATGCGCGCCGGTAGATACAGCAGCCCGGATTGTGATACAGACCCCGCCGCGCGAGCCGACAGGCAGCGTACCATGGCGGGGCCGATCTATAGGAGGATACAGCATGCAGATGATCAAAGCGATAGCCTTTGTAGTTGAAGCGATTATGGCAATATATTGGCTGTTAAAAGATGATCGTCAAAGAGCAATTTTTTATATGATTCTCATGCTTTTCCTTGTTTGAATATGTGTTGATTGTCTGCGCGAGGGCAATCGGCACACCAAGCGTAACGTATCGGTTGAGAACGGCTTTGATTCTTATCGAAGAACGGGTAATTAGAGGCCCGTAATACGTGACGCGCCTCAAAGTACAAGAGGCTGACACGACGGAAAGACGTCGATGCATGGAGAAAGAGCTGGGCGGCACAGCAGCTTAAAGGTATAGCCTGGTAGCGTTAACGGGTTCAAATCCCGTTTTCTCCATATGCCAATTGGTAAAGCAACCCGGACGCACACCGGGTCAACAAAGCAATGATGCCGGGGAAGACCCGGCAAGAAGATTTAGCCTATAACGGGTTTAATATAAAAGCAATGAAACAGTTTGATTATCAAAGCCAAAAATGGAAGCGCAAACGTTTAAAAATATTGCGCAGAGATAACTATTTATGTCAAGAGTGCAAGAGGTATGGAAAGATGATAGCTGCAAGAGAGGTTCATCACATAAAACATTCTGATGAATACCCTGAGCTTGCATACGATGATAACAATCTTATAAGTTTGTGTCATGCCTGCCATAACAAACAGCATCCAGAAAAGGCGGGAGCAATGAGATATAGATATTAGCCCCCCCATCAACATATGTTTACAGTCTGGATCCCTCAAATGGCGAGGGTAACTTCTTCCAACTCTGAGCTGAATTTTTGTAAAAGGGGTGCAGTTTATGACGAAATCCAAATGGAAAACATTAATTATTGTACAAATGACTGCACTTGGAGTGCAAAAAGACGCTTATGATTCAGCAGTGGAAACACTTGCAGGAATATTGGAGCAGAGAGATAAAACGTTCAGAGAGTTTCAAAAGTCTGGTGGGGCATCCGTAATCCAATATACAAACAAAGGTGGTTCCACGAACATGACTAAAAATCCATTGCTGGTTTTATGGGATGACCTTAATAAAAGCGCTCTGGCGTACTGGCGTGAATTAGGGCTTACGCCATCCAGCTATAAGAAAATGACAGGAGATGCGCCAAAGAATGAAAAACACGGTGGACTTGCTGCGGCGCTTATGAGCATTGAAAGCGGTTAAGGGGAAAAACTGGGGTTCGGTTCTTGAGTACGCCGAAAGCATCAGAAACGGAAAGAAAATTGCCTGTAAAGAATTAAAGCAGGCAGTAAACAGATTTTTTACAGATCTTGAAAATCCAGATTATTGGATGGACGCAAAAGCCCCAGAGTTCTGTATTCAGATTATTGAAAAAACAATATGCCATCAACAGGGAGAAAAGCTGGACGGAACGCCTTTGAGAGGGACACCATTTTTACTTGAACCGTTTCACAAGTTTATTATTTATAATCTTCTGGGATTCAAATTGCTCGGTACGGATATAGTGAGGTTCCATGAGGGCCTTATTTTTATTCCGCGTAAAAACATCAAAACAAGTTTTGCCGCTGCACTAGCTTGGGCGCTTTCACTCTGGTATCGACGCAGTGGGTCAAAAACCTATATTGCATCTGCAGCTTTAATGCAATCTCTAGAAAGTTTTAATTTCTTAGATTACAATATCCGCAGGATGGGGGAAGACAGCAAAAGCGGAGGGGATGTTAAGATTATCGATAATAACAACGAGCATTCCATGGAAGCAACGCTTCCGGATGGCTCGTTTTTTATTCGGGCATTGGCCGCAAACCCTGATGCGCAAGATTCTCTCAATTGCAACATCGCAATCGTAGATGAGATACATGCATTACGTCAACCAAAGCAATACAATCTATTTAAAGAAGCTATGAAGGCGTACACAAATAAACTTTTAATTGGTATTTCTACGGCTGGTGATAACGAACAAGCATTTCTCGGCCAACGTCTGAAATACTGCCGTAAGATATTGGACGGTACAGTGAAAGATGAACAGTATTTTATTTTTATGTGTTGTGCAAATCCAGATGATGACGGAAACATTGATTACACAAATCCTGCTGTACATGAAATGGCGAATCCAGCTTATGGGGTAAGTATTCGCCCAGATGAAATCATGAACGATAGTTTGCAGGCGCAGAATGACCCACAACAGCGTAAGGATTTTTTTGCAAAAAGTTTGAACGTGTATACCAATGCCATAAAAGCGTATTTTGATATAGAAGAGTTTCGGAAGAGCGATGCTGCTTATAATTGGTCATTAGAGCAGCTTGCAAAGCTTCCGATTGACTGGTACGGTGGCGCGGATCTTTCAAAACTGCATGATCTCACTGCGGCAGCACTCTTTGGAAATTACAGAGGGGTAGATATCATTATTACTCATGCATTTTTCCCAGTGGTGGCTGCACATCTAAAGGCAGAACAAGACAATATTCCATTATTCGGATGGGCAGATGATGGGTGGTTGACGATGTGTAATAGTCCTACGGTCAATCATGCAGACGTTGTAAAATGGTTTGAGGACATGCGTAAGCGTGGATTTAAAATCAGACAGGTAGGGCATGACCGGAAATTTTGCCGGGAATATTTTATTGGTATGAAGCAAGCTGGATTTAAAATTGTAGATCAACCGCAGTATTATTATAAAAAGTCAGAGGGATTCAGATATATTGAGCAGAGCGCCAAAAATGGTGCTCTTTTTTATTTGCATTCGGAAGCGTTTGAATACTGCGTGGAAAATGTATCGGCCATCGAAAAGACCGATGACATGATTCAGTATGACAAGATACAACCAGAGCACCGAATCGACTTGTTTGATGCATCGGTTTTTGCCTGTATTAGATATCTTGAGAGTATGGACAGAAGCAACAACGCAAAAAAATGGTGGGGTGAGACATGAGCAAAAAAAATAAGCGTGGGCGCGCAACGACAAGAGCTGAGCCTAGACCTCAAAGCCTAGCATGGGTATGTTCATCTGATGCTTGGGAATCGCTTGCATGTAAAGGTTACACAAGTCTATCGCAAAACCCTGAAATTTGTGCTGCGGTGGATACGATTGCAAAACTGATTGCGAGTATGACTATACACCTTATGGAAAATACAAATGATGGAGATATCCGCATTAAAAATGAATTAAGCCGGAAAATAGACATCAATCCTAATGATAATATGACACGCTCGACGTTTATCCATTGGGTTGTAAAAAACTTGATACTAGAAGGAAACGGAAACGTTGTTGTATATCCTGATACACGCAGAGGGATATTAAGGGATTTAATTCCGATACCTCCTGCACTTACAGCATTCGTTCCAAATGGACTTTGGGATTATCAGGTAATGATTGATGGAAGAGAATACGACCCTAATGATGTTTTGCACTTTGTTTTAAACCCTGGAAGTTTTTACCCGTGGAAAGGTGAAGGCTACAGAGTGGCGCTTGCGGACGTGGCAAACAATTTGAGGCAGGCGGCAAAGACTGAAAAAGGGTTTATGGAATCCAAGTGGAAACCTTCTCTTATCGTAAAAGTCGATGCGTTGACGGAAGAATTTGCAAGTCCAGATGGAAGAAAAAAACTTTTGGATAGCTATATAAACACGAACAGCGCGGGAGAACCATGGCTGATTCCTGCGGAACAATTCAGCGTTGAACAGGTAAAGCCGTTGACGTTATCTGATTTGGCATTATCCGATATGGTAACGCTGGATAAACGAACGGTTGCATCGATTCTCGGAGTTCCTCCATTCGTATTAGGGATTGGAGACTTCCATCGAGATGCATGGAACAATTTTATAAATTCCACAATCATGCCAATGGCGCGTGTAATAGAGCAGGAAATGACAAAGAAACTGCTGTATAACCCTGATTGGTTTTTCAGGTTTAATTCTAGAAGCTTGTACAATTATGACCTAAAGGATACAGCGGCAGTTGCGGACGATCAATTTGTGAGAGGCATTATGACAGGAAATGAAGTGAGAGATTGGATTGGACTGTCTCCATTACCTGGGCTAAATGAATTGGTCATCTTGGAAAATTATATCCCGCGAGGAATGATTGGAGAACAAAATAAGTTGAATGGAGGTGGAAGTGAGTGACTTTTGAAAGGACTGCGCTTGTGCGAGACAGCAAATTTAAAACACGCGCAGAGGATGGGAACCTGTATATAGAAGGCTATTTTGCGGTTTTTGGAAGTGAATACCGCATGTGGGAAAATGCCATCGAAACGATTGACGAAGATGCCTTTGATGATACTTTGGACGGAGATATCAGAGCGTTGGTAAACCATGACAGCACGCTTGTGCTTGGGCGTACAACAGCAGGGACTTTGCAGCTCCATGTTGACCGTACCGGCCTGTGGGGAAGTATCACCATCAATCAGGCGGATCAGGACGCGATGAACCTATATGAACGGGTAAAACGTGGAGATGTAAGCCAATGCAGTTTCGGTTTTGATATTGTCGATCAGAGCACTGAGGTTATGGAAAACGGAACAACGGTATGGAAACTGCGCAAGGTAAAACTATACGAGGTATCCGTCGTTACGTTCCCTGCCTATGAGGACACATCGGTACAAGCGAGAAAAAAGGACTTTGATGTCTTACGCCGTCAAAAAAAAGAAGAATGGAAAGCCAATATGCTGGCACGACTGAAAGGAGAAAATAATGGCACTTAAAACCATGATGCTGCGGCGCAGTATTGAAAAAAAGAAAGAAGAGCTTGAACAACTTCGCGCAAAAGATGCGGATTTTTCAGTAAGAGAATCAGAACTTGAAACTGCAATCAGTGAAGCGGAAACAGAAGAACAGGAAACTGCTGTAGCTGAAGAAGTGGACAAGTATGATGCGGAGAAAAAAGCGCACGAGGATGCAAAGATTGCGCTTTCCTCCGAAATCGAAGGCCTTGAAGCAGACTTGGATGCCGCTGAAGAAGCAGCACCGACGCGCAGTAATCCTGAAATGAAACATAAAGAAAGGACTGTAATTCATATGAACGATATCAATATTCGGTCGCTTCCCATGAGCAAGCGCGCATTTGATGCTCTGCCGATGGAGCAGCGAAAAGCAATTGTCGAACGCGATGATACGAAGGAGTTTTTTACTCAGTTGCGGAGCATGAAGGGGCAGAATCGTGCTGTGACCGGCGCGGAGCTGACTATTCCGGTTGTTTTCCTTGATCTTATCTCTGAAAACATGTTCCGTTACTCAAAGCTTCTGAACCGGGTTCGCCTGCGCAACGTCAGTGGTGAAGCACGTCAGACCATCGCTGGCACTGTACCAGAGGCAGTATGGACGGAGATGTGCGGAGCAATCAATGAACTGACTTTTGTGTTCAATCAGATCACGCTTGACGGTTTCAAGGTTGCAGGCTTTGTGCCTGTGTGCAATTCCATTTTGGAGGACAACGATATCGGCCTCGCAAGTTGGATTGTTGAAATGCTTTCCGAGAGCATTGGCCTTGCAATGGATAAGGCTATTTTGTACGGTAAGGGTACAGCCAGCAAAATGCCTCTCGGCATCGTCACACGTCTGGCGCAGACGTCAAAACCGGCAGATTACCCAGCAAATGCGCCTGAGTGGGTCGATCTCCATACAAGCAATATTCTAAAAGTGGATAGTACGGAAGATCCGATTCCGTTCTGGGCTGCGCTGGCTGTAGCCGCAGGGAACACTTTCACACGATACAGCCGTGGTCGTCAGTTCTGGGCAATGAACAGCAAAACCTATGCAAAATTGCGTTCTAAGTTGATTGCATTTAACTATGAGGGCAGTCTTATTGCTCAGTATCCCGGAGTAATGCCTGTGGTGGACGGAGATATCGATGTTCTTGAATTTATTCCGGACGGAGATATCATCGGCGGTTGCGGCGATTTATACTTGCTGGCCATGCGTGCAGGAATGACCATTGAATCCAGCAGAGAAGTACAGTTCATTCAGGACAATACAGTATTCAAGGGCAAACAGCGTGCTGACGGCGCGCCGGTGATTCCGGGTGCGTTTGTGGCGATCAACATTAATAATCAGAATGTCACGACAGTAATGGAATTTGCTGCGGACAATGCAAATGATGCCCAGATCTCAGCGCTGGCTGTTGGGAGTGAAACGCTTTCTCCAGTATTCGCTTCTACTACTTACAGCTATACGCTTGCGCCTACGGGCACGAGCGCTAAGATTGAAGCAACCAGCAGTCAGGCAGGAGCGCAGATTGAAATTTCTTATAACGGCAACAACGTGCGTAATGGCGGCACTGTAACATGGCTTACCGATGGGCAGGCACACCCGCTGACGGTTACTGTTAAACAGGGGAATGCTGTCCGTGTGTACACGGTTGCTGTTACCAAAGCAGGCGGCTGAAATTGAGGTGATGAGAGTTGACGCGAGACGATTTGTTAACACTGCTGCAAGCAGACTTGAATTTGCTGATGCCGGACGAAACACGTCTCGCGCAGCTCAATCACTTGCTTGACAGCGCATTTCAGTTCATTACGCGAGAAGGTGTAGTATTAACTTCGCCATATAGCGTTGAGGATGGACAACTCATCATCATGTATGCGGCCTATCTTTTCAGAAAAAGAGCAACAGATGAAGGAATGCCGCGTATGCTGCGTTGGGCGTTGAATAACCGAATTTTTGGTAAAAAGGCGGGTACGGAAAATGCTACTTGATTCCGGTATCGCTACGATCTGGCGGGGGCGAAATACAGCTCCCGCCGGATCAATGCCTTTGCTTGTGTTTGATGTGAAATATTTTCAAAGTTACTATGGGGACAAAACGGTAGGGATTACGAGATATTGGACAGCAGCGGCATATGATGACCGCGCAGATTTGTTGATTGAAGTGCAGCGCAATGCGGGGATATCTACCGCTGACAGGTGCCAACTTGTTCCATATTTTGATTCAGCAGCAGCAGGGTATTATAAAATTTTGCAAGTGCAACACCTTTTGGACAGTGACGGACAGCCGATGACGGATTTGACGCTTGAAAGGATTGATTCAATTGATTCGCCTTGAAGTCATAAAAAATGCGCTGTTAGGCGTCTCCTCAAATGTATATCATTACGCTGCGCCGCCAAATCAAACACCTCCGTATATTGTATGGGGCGAAGATGGAGCACATGATTTTGTGGCTGGGAATAAGCACATGGAGCAAGCTTACCAAGGTACGGTAGACTTATATACAACTCAGGAAAACGACCCACTTATGACATCTATCCCAAACGCGCTGAATGATACCGAAGCCGCATGGTATCTGAATAGTGTGCAATATGAAGAGGACACGAAATTGATTCACTATGAGTGGGTATTTGAGGTATGAAATGGCAAAATACCAATTTAAAGGCCTCGATGAATACGCGCAATATCTGCAAAAAATCGGAAAAAACACGCCGGAAATTCTCGGCGCAGGCGTATATGCTATGGCTGATATTGTGGCTGATAAGGTGCGTCAAAATATCACTGCATTACCAGCTGTGAATGATGTCGAAAACATGAAGGCTTATAAACAAAACGAGAAATCACATCTGTCCATTAAACAGAAAAAGGGACTTCTTGATGGATTCGGCATATCCTCAATGCAAAATGACAACGGCTATTTAAATGTTAAACTTGGATTTGACGGATACAATGCCGTGCAAACCAAGACATATCCTAAAGGACAACCAAATGCTTTAATTGCAAGAGTTGTGGAAAGTGGAAGCAGTTATATGGACAAAACTCCATTTATTCGTCCTGCTGTTTCAGCCACTCAAAAGGAAGCTGTTGAAAAGTGCAAAGAAGAAATCGATAAGAAAATTAAATCATTGGATTGACAGGTGCACCAAACGGTACACCTTTTTTGAAAGGAGAAAAGTATGGTAACAACTGGTTTTTCAATGCCCTATGTCGCCAAATATGCCAATACAGGCACAACGGTTACTTATACTAGCGGAATGGATTTGGCGCGAGGCGTAAGCCTGTCGCTTGAAATCGATACGGCTGATGATAACAATTTCTATGCCAACAATGTTCTGGCAGAGGTGGAAACGGCACAGTTTACAAGCGGATCAGCGACAGTTACGGTGGATGGTCTCTCAAATGAAGCGGCTACTTTAATTTTTGGGCTTCCTGCTCCTACATCGCTTGAAGTAGGTGCGCCTGAAACAACTGTACAAATGCAGGGATATGGAGAGGCCTTGAATCCTCCGTATGTTGGATTCGGATGTGTCCGCAGAACTCAAATGGAGGGGAAAGTAGAGTATTGGCCGCTTATCCTCCCGAAAATCAAATTTGGGTTGCCGTCTGATGAAATGGCCACGCAGGAAGATCAAATCGACTGGCAGACACAAGAGCTTACGGCTACTATACAGCGTGATGACACCACAGCAAAGAATTGGAAGGTTATTTCTGCGGAAGGCCTTGACACAGAGGCAGAAGCGTATGCGGCTGTAAAAGCATTTCTTGGGGGTGCTGGAGCATGAATTTGAGCGTATGCGGCATTGAATATCCGGTGGCATATACAGTCGAGGCGCAAAATACCATTGCAAAACGGTTTGATGGTATAGAAAATATTGAAAAGGCATTCGACAACAGTGATATTGCAAAAATGGTGGATAACGTTGCGTTTATCGCATCGGCGCTGATGTCTGGTGCGGAACACCGGGAAAGGGTGCGCTGTGCGATGTTTAGCGTTGAATGTGATGCCAAAACAGCGCCTACGTATGAAATGCTTTGCGCTGTAATGTCTCCATCCGATATCAAAACAGCCATGGAAGTCATCATGGCCGCAATTAAAGAGGGAAACCGTGTTACAGTAGAGGTTCAGCCTGAAAAATCAAAAAACGCAAAGGCCACGCAGTCAAAATAACGGCTGCGTGGCTGCTTTATATCGGATTAAAGTCAGGGCTTTCCAAAGCGGAGGCCCTGACTTCTTTTCCCGGGGAAATTCAGGATTTGTCATCATGCATTGCGATTGAAAATGGTGCAAAGCAAAAAATTAAGCTGACACTTGAAGAAGCGCTGAATGTGAGGTGAGAATGTGGCAGTAAACATAGGGCCAAAAATCGGGATTGACGGAGAAGCGCAATTTCGAAAAGAACTTAATAACATTATACAGCAGTCAAAGACGCTGGCCAGCGAGATGAAAGCGGTTACATCGGCGTTTGA